AAACGTAACATGAAAGGTCACTATGATTTTGATAATATTATTGATTTAGGCGGAGTTTTCAGCTTAGATTTAAGACGGCATTTTCTTACAGAAGGTTTTTATAGTGGTACTTTATTTGATTCAAGAACAGAATTAATTGATACTTGGAAAGATTTTGACGGAGCAGAAGCTACAGATGTAAATGCGGAAATACTTGTTGCTCAAACTTCTGCTGCCCCTGCTGGTTCAAGCTATGCAGATTCAGATTTCACTAATAAACCGTTTAACATTTTTGCAAATGGAACTCAAAAGGGTAGAGCTTTTAAGTTTAGAGCAGCGTTAACAACAAACGATCCAGCACAAAACATAAAGATTACTGAGCTTGGATATACAGCTACTCTTCCAAGAAGAACTGAACAAAGCAATGTAATAACGGCTAATGGATCTACAAATGTAGTTTTTGGCAATAATTTCTTTATGGGAGCTGTTGGCTTTAATGCTGGTCTAAATAGTAATCCTCCTGCTATTGGTATAACTGCAATAAATTTAGATGCTGGAGAATTTTTCCAATTATCAAATATAAGTAGCACAGGCTTTACTATTGTATTTAAAGACAGTTCTGGTAATCCTATCAATAACAAACAATTTACTTACCAAGCTGTCGGATTTGGCAAAGGATAGTACAATGGAATCAAACCTTTGTTCTTAGATGTCTAGAGTAGTAGAGACAGGTAAAGAAGATGGAAATAATTTTCATCCAGATAACGGTACTGGTGCGGAAGTTCGCACTGCGATGAAAGATATATTTCAAGCATTAAGAACATTAAATTCTGCTAGTGGAGATCCAACTGGTGCAGAAAACGTAGCTGCATTTCAACCTCATATAAATACTTCTAATAACTTATTAAAAATATGTACATCTGTAAGCTCTGGAACGGGTACGTTTACAACTATTGGTGATATCACGCTACCTAATTTAGGTTTAGCAACTCTTACAGGAGCTACGTTTACAGGGCCAGTAATTAATAATTACACTTCAGCGTTTAGACTACCTGTTGGAACAACAGCCGAAAGACCTGGTAGCCCTGCTACTGGAGATATAAGATTTAATTCAACCACTACTGAAGCTGAGATCTTTAATGGTACTATTTTTACATCCGTTGGCGGTGGTGCTGGAGCTACAGGTGGTGGTTTCGATGAATGGGTTTTTGAAAACGATCAAAACGTTACTCAAAACTACGAAATCACT